CAGGCATTCTGCCTGCAGGAGATTGGGCGTAACGGCTCAAAATGGATGACGTCCCCTACACGATGAACTGTGTAGATGGGTGGAAAGAACTTTTGGGCATACTTTGCCCATCAGAGCTTTGGAACGATGGCTAGTCCATTATATCAAGTGATTTGTTTTTCTTACCGGTTGGTACCCGGGATAAAAATTTACCAAACCATGGTCGTGACGACGACCATAAATATACGAGACGGTTTACAGATTTGTAATTGTCACACCGTTGACCTCAGTACGTTTGAGGAAACATAGAGAGAGTATAGGTTGTGTGACTAACCTTTGAATATTCTTTCAACACCCTCGTTATGGTGTATAAAAGAACTAACGAGACAGAAGCATCTGGTCAACATAGACGAAACCAGTTACTGTATAAAAGCTATGCATCTAGACGGAAGAACCGGAATTTGCATATAGTCAACGCTCAGAGGAGCAAGGGTCATAGTGGTCTGGTACCCAGCTAGGCGACCCGTTAACCATACGAAATGCCGAAATGGAATTTTTCATCATGAATTTTTACAAACTTATGATTCAATTCGCCTACCAAGCGTTTGACTGTTTGGACATCAGTAAAATGTCCACCCGTGGCAGCACTTGTGTTGTCACACCCCATTCAAACAGAGTAGGGAAGACTCAAGTAAAACTTCCACATGGGCAATACCTTAAGAGACTCAATCGAGAGACTCGAGAGAAGAAAGCCCGCTGCAGACAGATTGAGAGGATAAAGGAGTTGAAGCGACAGTACACTCCTCACGACGGAGAAAAAGTCGTTGAGTCCAAGAAGACGGACTACAATATTCACTCGATCTTGACGCATTTGACCGATACCGCTAAGGGCTTCGGCGAGGTGCTACCAGAGCGCATTATGCGTGAGGCGGAAGCACTCATCGCCGTTGCATTGGCCATGAGGGAATGTGCATCACCAACGCAATTTGTTTCTATCATGTTCTTGTATGTGAGAGATCATGTCGAGACATCGATGATGACAGCTGTGTGTGATTACATCAACGATTTATTAAAGCAGAAGGTCTCGCCGCAGAGTGAGGAACCACTGCCAAAATGGATCACCTCATTGAAAACGATGCAAGGAAATTGGCATCTGTTCCGCAACAATCATACGTGGAAACATATGCAAGAGTTGATGTGCATCATGGTATCGATTGGACTTTGCAAAGCTACTGATCTTGAATTCTCAATTGCTGGGTTCAAGATGGTGGAGAAGGAAATGCTCGAAAAACAGAAATCGGGCTTCGATCTGGTTGACGCAGTAATTAGCGTCGTCGCCTTTTTCGCCGAGGGAGCGTACCTATGTTTCAAAAAAGGTAGTCTAAAACCTTTGCTCATGAGTGATTCAGGAGCATGTGAGGTTGATGATGAGTACGTTGAAATTTTGAAAATGTGGGACTTAGTCCACGCTGGAAATCTAACTAAAATCATGGGGAAGACTGAAGCTGAATTCGTCAACAGGCTCGAGACACTTACGTCTCGCCTAAAGACGATGAAGGAGTCGCTTCACGGATTTGATAAGAGATTGGTTATGCAAAAGATTGAGAGGCTCGCGCTGATCATAAATGATTACACCACTCTCAAGATTTCCAGTGGAATTCGAGAAGCACCATTTGCCGTAGAGTTGTATGGAGATTCTGGTCAGGGTAAAACCTCATTGGGTGATATCATTGTTTCTGCCATGTTGGCAGAGATGGATTACCCACAGGGACTTGAATATCGAGCAATTATCAATCCGGACGAGAAATATCAATCGACATGGTTCACCAACAAAACGGTGGCTATTTTCGATGATATCGCCAACACCAAGGCGCAGTTTTCAGAGGGTTCACCCCTCCGACTGTTGATTGATTTTTGCAATAACCAAACGGCTGTGGCTGCGAAGGCAGATATACAGGATAAAGGCAAATGTTTCATTGAGCCCAAGTTGGTGCTTGCCACGACCAATAAGAAGAATTTGGACGCTGGTGTGTTTTCCAATTGCCCGTATTCCATCCAGAGAAGAATGGATGTGATTATCACGGTTAGGGCCAAGAAACAATTTCAGCGATTGGACACGAGAGGTCGTCCTTGTGGTATTGATGCGGAGAAAGTGATAGCCTCACAAACAGTTGATGGCGTTCACTTACAACCGAACATTGATGATATTTGGGAATTAACGCTTGAAAAAGCTGTTTGCCCCAATAAGATAACCACAGTTGCTGATTATGAGCCGATTGTTTGGAAGGGAAAACCCATGGTTGATGTCTCTGCTCAAGAAGCCGTCGAGTATTGTTGCGAACAGTTCCGTAAGCACTCTGAACATCAGAGATTGCTTGTGGAACGTTTTGCCACAAGAAAAGATCGCTTCGTTAAGTGTGAGACCTGCAACAAATTGACAGATTTTTGTAAATGTGGTCACCTAAGATTATCCGATAGTGAAAGTGGAACATTGCAGGAGGCTCAACAATTGTTGAGCACGCCAGAAGACGCAAGTAGTACCTCGGATATCTCGGAAGCCACACAGGAATCGTATTCACTAGCAGAGAAAAGACCAGGATGGGTTAAGATGCCCAAACCACTCTGCGATAAGTGTCAAGGATTTGAACATCCCGGCGAACCGTGCCAAGAAAGGTGCGCAGATTGCTGTCGAGATTCGAATTATTGCATTTGTCGCAATGAACCCCACATGGGGGGTTTGGGTTGGACCATGGGGCACGCATTGTACACTGTTGGCTGCACTGCTCGTAATGTTTTCTTTAAGGAAGTGAAAACAGTCGAGAAGAAGACTGGAGAGTGGTTGTATGACAATGGTTTAAAGTTGTACGAAGCCCACCATTGGGTGCAATTGTTACCATTAGATTGGTTTGATTCACCCATGGTGCAAGAGTACATACGAGAACAAATTGAGCACAAGGCAGTATTCTGGATTTGGTTCTGGATTTACTTTGCACGTATCGTTTGTCTCGTTTGTGCTTTCGCATGTCCCATTGGAACTCCACTTTATTTATTTATGTACTTTAGCTTTTCGCGAAATTTCTCAGAAGTTGTGATCAACATGTATCTGCAGAAGATTCGTGATATTCATGGCAACATTCCCCGCATCGTAAAGAAGGTGCGAGACGGATATGGCAAGAATTTTGTTAAGTACGTTATAGTGGGTGGAGGATTGGTGCTTTTAGTCAAAGTGTTGAAGGCCATCTGGTTTTACTATCAAAACGGAGATAAAGCACCACACGGTTCACTGCAGCCAACTACTGAAGAGGAAGTAAAACAGCGAGATGCTGAAACTAATCAGTGGGTTCAAGTTGAATACGAGCCATTACCGGAAGAAGACGGTGACTGTACATCAGTTTCGAGTCTGGAGGCAGTCGTTTGGAAGAATTTGTGGTACGGAGCCATCGAGAAGGATGGTCGTGAATATTTTGTGAATTGCCTATTCATTGCAACGGGCTTTTACTTATTACCACAACATTACTTTTTCCACCATGGCGAGGAGTTTGAAATTGTATTCAAAAAGAACTTATCCGGCAACAGTGGAACCACGTTTCGCGCTACAGCATCGCTTAAAACGTCAGTGCCCCTTGAAGGAGATATGAGATTGTGCTATACTCCTACAGGGGGGTCCATGAAAGATTTGACCTTTCATTTTCCTGAAAAGCATATTGACAAGTGCCATTTCCATATGGTTTGGAGACAGGACACATCGGAGCGATACCTGTGGAAGGGAAGAGGTGATAGACGATTCACCTCAAATGGATTTGCAACCTTTAATGGTTTGGACTACCGTAACCTTGACAACCCCACTTTTGAGGGGATGTGTGGAGCAGTTCTAATGAGTGTATCTAAGAACACCTGCATAGCAGGATTCCACGTCGGTGGTGTAACCAACCAGCCCATTGGGGTTGCAACATCGTACAACAGGAAGGAGATTCAGCGCGCCTTTGAAAAGATCATACAATTGGAAACAGTTATGTGGACCGGAAGGTCTGCTGCCATGCGACTTGTCCAATTGGGTCAAAAATTTCTTGATGGCCGAATGAAGGCCAAGATCAAGAGCGCTTTGAATTATATGCCTCATGGCTCTCAGGTTCGCTATCATGGCGAATGCATCGGAGCCACAACGTATCATTCTGATGTACGACGCACACCCATAAGTGAGGAGGTCACTAAGGTGTGTGGTGTGGAGAATATCTGGGGGAAACCCAAATTCAACCCAGATTGGGAAGGTTGGCAGAAATGCCTCTCAACTCTATCCACACCAGCCAGATCGTTTCCACCCTCTTTGCTGCAGAAAGCGGCTGTGTGCTATAAGGGACCATTGATCGATATTATTCGAAAGATGCCCTATTGGCACAGGGGGCCATTATCAGACAAGGAAGCTCTCGTTGGCATACCAGGACAGAAGTTCATGGATGCTATCAAGCTAAACACGTCGATAGGGTACCCAATGGGTGGAAATAAGAGGAAGCACGTTGTGGAGTTGGAACCTACCGAGGATTTTCCATGTAATCGAGAGTTCACACCCGAGATCATGGATGAGATTCGTGAGGTTGAAGAAAGATTTCGAAATGGCGATCGTGCATACTGCATTGCTAAAGCCTGTAAAAAGGACGAAGTTTTGCCAGTAGCCAAGGGGAAATGCCGTATTTTCTACGGAAATACCATAGCCCTTACCTTCCTAATTCGGAAATATTTCTTACCAGTTCTACGTTTTTTACAGATGAACCCACTAGTGAGCGAGTGCGCTGTTGGGGTTAATTCACACGGTCCGGAATGGGACCAGTTGCACAAATTTATGATCCACCACGGAACGGACCAAATTTTTGCAGGTGATTACTCCAAATACGATCAGCGAATGCCATCTCAGATGGTGTCTGCTGCACTACGTATCTGTATCGATCTGGCGAAGGAAATGGGTTACTCGGATGATGATCTGATGTTGATGCATACGATGAGTGGAGAGCTAGTATTTCCATACATCGCATATGACGGAAGCCTCATATCATTGACCGAGGGGACCCACATTAGTGGAAATTCCTTGACAGTGGTTTTGAACAGTATTGTCGGAAGTCTAAATTTGAGATGTTTTTATTATACTCAGTACCCCCAAGATGAAGTGGGGAGCTTTCGCAAGTACGTGAACATCATCACTTACGGCGATGACAACAAGGGTAGCGTCTCACGGGAGAGACCCTTGTTTAACATCAAGGAATGTTCCAAATTCTTGGGATCGTATGGTCAAATCTACACTATGCCTGACAAGGAAAGTGAATTGACCGAGTATATGCTGGACGAGGATGCTGAATTCTTAAAAAGGCGCTCTGTTTACCATGAAGCATTAGGTTGCTATGTGGGAGCGTTGGATGAGAGCTCAATATTCAAAAGTCTGCATTGCTATTTACGACCCAAGGGTGCGCCTCTCACACCACACGAGGCGTGTGCACAAAACATTGATGGAGCCATAAGGGAATGGTTCAATCATGGCAAGGAGGTGTTTGACAAGCGGAGGGCTCAGATGACACAAATTGCCAAGACGTGCGACATCGATTTCATGTGTACGATGCTAAATATGACATATGAAGAAATGTGCCAGGAGTGGCACGAAAAATATACTCAACCAGAGGAGTCTGGTTGCTAAGGCAGAGCAACACTCACTTACATAATTGGATTACCGGATGTATTATTTTATGTGTGTATATTATATATGTTTAGGCTTTATGTATAGTAGATGTTCCCCTCGTGGAACACCCCTATTGAGGGGAGTGATTGGTCATCACACAAAACACACGACCGCTTTCTTGCTTGACTCGGCAAGAATGCGTACATATTATGAGTTACTTCAAAGTTCAATATTAACATGACAAAAACTGAAAATGAAGGAGAGGAGAAACACCAGATTTTGCGCCTCGGCTCTGCACCATCGTCTTTCGACTATGGTGTGGCTGGTGATTTGGGTGACAAAACCAGAGCTGTGACAATGAATATGGACGATTCATTTGCATCCTGGTTCCAGCGCCCTATAAAGGTTGCGACGTATTCATGGGAAATCAACACCCCATTGTCGGTTACGTTCAACCCGTGGACGCTGTTTTTCGAGAACCCTAGAGTGATTAATCGCATTAACAACTACAATCTCTTACGATCCAAGTTGTGTGTGAAATTTCTCATCAATGGAAATTCCTTCTATTATGGGAGAGTGCTCGCATCATACACCCCTTTACAAGAGGTAGATGATTTTGCACTTGCATCTATTCCCGTGCCTGAAGGATTAATTCTCGAAACCCAAAAACCGCATGTTTACATTGATCCCACTCATTCGGAGGCTGGCACCATGTGCTTGCCTTTTGTGTGGTGGAACAATGCTTTATCAATCCCGTTGGCCCAGTGGCGGCAAATGGGTGAGATGAGGCTAACATCAATGAATGTGTTGAAACATGCAAATGGCGGAGCCGATGGGATAGAGATTTCAGTCCTTGTTTGGGCTGAAGACATCGATTTGTCGGTCCCAACAGCAGCAGACTCGACTGCTTTATCGCCGCAAATGGGCTCAAAATTGCCCACACATGAGGACGTTGACTCTGTATATAGGAGTTTGCGAGCGAGCGTGAATGAGATTAATGAGACTGTGCGTCAGCTACAGTCGCATCGAGATCGAATCATTGCTTATGCGGACTCTATAAACAGCCAAGTTCGTGCTTTACAAAGCCGTATGGCTTCATTGGAAGAATCATTGGTAATGCCATTGGATTTGGAAATGACACCACATAGCGGAGCAAAAGACGAATTTGGAAAGGGGCCTATATCGCGAACTGCCACGGCAGTCGCGAAAGCAGCCGGATCTTTACGATCCGTACCCATCATCGGGCCCTATATGATGCCAACAGAAATGATCGCAAAAACCACAGCAACCATTGCGGCTGCTTTTGGTTATGCTCGACCAGCAATCGTGGAGGACATTCACATGTATACTCCGCGATACCTGGGTGATTTGGCATCCACAGCACGTCCTGATACGGTGCACTCATTGGCTACCGAGCCCAAACAATCAGTCACCATTGACCCTCGGGTCGTTGGTGTGGGTAGTGCTGATGAGATGACAATTGAGTCAATAGCGTGTCGTGAATCTTTTGTCACGACTTTTCCGTGGGCTGACACAGCCACTACGGACACTCAATTGTTCCAAATTTTTGTGACACCAATGCTGTTTGACACAACAGCCGGTGTTGGGAATGAACAGAATGCTTTATACATGACTCCATCGTGTTTTGCATCCTTGCCATTTGACGATTGGCATGGTGAGATGGAATATCATTTCCAGTTCGTGTGCTCATCTTTCCACAGAGGAAGGTTGAGGATCGTATACGAACCACATCAATTTGATTCCAATGAATACAACACCAATTTTTCGAGAATCGTTGACATTCAGAACGAGAAGGATGTTACGATTAAAGTTGGTTGGGGAATAGATCGTCCATATTTGCAATTATCTTCACCAGGTGATGCGATAAATCCATTTCCCCCTTTTTCGACTGCTGGTCTAGGGATCACAACTCAATTTGATAACGGACTCCTTCGAGTTTACGTGGTGAATGAGTTGACCACTCCCAATTCAACGGTGGACAATGACATTGAAGTCAATGTGTACGCCAGATGTGTGGAAGGTTCCAAGTGGGCCAATCCACGACAGTCGACATCGTTTTATTCATATGGAAACACTCCCCAGATGGGTTGCAAGACCCACGTTCAAGAGGATTACCGTGGAGAGGTTCCTCCTTTGTGGTTGGATATTGCGCATGCGGTAGACACTGGAGCGCTGACAGTTACTGATTTGATGCAAGACTGCATATCGTTGGTAGATAAGTTGATACCATACGCAATCCCGCACGATCAGGCGTTGGTTGTTAAACAGTCCGTCAGGGCTTTTGCGCGTGATTCGGTATCGGGAATGGACCCCGTAGACCTTGTCACAAAACACATGCCAATTTTGGCTGTAGCTTTCGATGTGAACAATCGGTGCGTACCGCATTCCGGAGAGAAGAGTCCGGAAGATGAAAATGTGGCCGAGCACACAGCGCCAATGAAAACAACCACAGATGACTCGTTCGCCGGGGAGGGCACATTGCCTGATTACGAACGAGTCTTTTTCGGCGAGACCATTGTGTCTTTCCGCAGCCTCCTTAAGAGATACAATCTCTCGGAGTTTTGGACAGTGCTTTCTATTGCGTCCTTTCCTCGGATTACGGAACGCACACAGAACGCTTTTCCCCGCCATTCCGCTTGGAATGACACAGGACGATACACGGGCACGTTGAATGGTTCTTCCGGACCATATAACGAAACCAAAAATACACTGCTGACGTATCTGACACCAGCTTATGTGTGCCGTCGAGGATCTATTCGATACAAGATCGATGGGTCACCAGTACCGGGATTGAGCCAACTGTATGCCAGAAGGTTGGCTGGTGGAACCACTTTCACGGAAACATCCGGCAATATCGTGGACACATCAGCCATAGGTGCGGCGCAAAATGGCCTCATACGAGAAAACAATTTCTTAGGTGGGGTACAAGCCACAGCGCCATTTCAAAATCCAGTTTTGGAATTTGAGGTACCGTATATGACACCAGCTCGATTTACGCCTGCTCGCAAGGCGGACTTGTCAACAGACACTTTTGCTGAAAATGCATTTGAAGTGACTGCAGTGGCTGGGCGTGGCACAGCAACATTGTACAACAATTGCCCAGTGTATGTGGCAGCTGGTGAGGATTTTTCATTGTCCTTTTACATTGGTCCCCCCGTGATGTACTATACTCCGGTGGCACCAACAATAAGCTAGTGGGAGCTATAAACCCACAGGAATGACTTTGCCTTCAAAGATAAGTCCGTCTGGCCTCGCGTTAGAGACCGGGAACGAGTTCGCCTTAAAAGACGCTCTACGCAAACAGTCGTAGCGGGGTAAACCGAAATAACTGTAATCTAGCTTAGCTAGTCGTTTTAATGAATGGATTGGAGGCCACTGGTGCCGAAGATCCATTCAGCAATCGTGTTGGGGTCCGACACGTGGGGCGACGTACGTCCTGAGTTTCACGTACCATTTAATATGGTCGCGAGGGTTTACAAGAAGCCTTTGTGTAGCATTCACGCTAGCGTGATGCTCTCAAGGGGTTTGGAATTTACCTCGCGGTCCCAGTTTTAAGGTGCGGTTACCCGAACGCATGTCGATCTTTTGGTCGGCAAAGGGGCACAGACTGAGTAGTTCTTGTATACTCACAGGTTGGATTATTCCTTGCAGAGTCTGTGTCCCTCGGGACCCATATGCAAA